GATTGAGCATGGCGTCGCCCGCGGCGCTCTTTGTGCTCGACAAGATGAGAGAGAAATCGGCTGAGGATCGCCCTATGTTGGGAATGCCTCAGCCATAAATCTTGGGAGGTCTCCCCCAAGTAGCTCCAGCAGTTGCCACGACAAACGGAGCTTTCACGACCCTCCCTATATTGGGGGGGTCTTTTTTATAACCCCTTACGGGGGTCAGTCGACCAGATCACAAAGAGAAGGTTATTGAAAAGCTATTTGCTCTGGTTGGTGCGGTTTCGGTATGTATACCCAGCCCCACTCACACCTTACGGGCGTATCAAACTTCTCCCTTGAAGTCTTTAAGAGCTTGAGCTACCTGAGTGTTGAGAGAGCGCACAAACTTGATGCACTTCTCCTTTTCCTCAAAGGCTATCTTGGGTTCTGCCGCCCTGATTAGCCCTCTAGCAAGCTCTTCCAAGTCTTCAGCAAGGAAGTTGTAGTTCTCCTTGAGGTAGCACTTGCGGAATGCCTCTGCTACTTCTTTGGGAGTTAGTCTGTCAGTCATTTCTTTTTCCTACGTCGAGCTAAGATCTTTTTACCCTTAGCGGTTTGTGTCCAATGAGGTTTTTTGGAAGCTGGAGCTTCCTCTTCCTTTCTACTAGCAAAACCGTTTAACTCATTTATTTGATCTTTAAGTGAACTCATCGTAGCGCCCATAAGAGCTTCAGTGAGATAAAAAGCTCTTTGCTCTATTGCCTCACAAATGAATGGGATGTCGCATTTTTGTATTTCAATTGTTACCATGTTGGGTTCCTTCAATAACATCCACATTGCATCTTCCCACTAGGGGTGGAGAAGCACTGGTAGCGTGTACCGATGGGGCAAGAAGCCAAGGCGTAGCCAGTGGCGACCAAGAGGGTGACGGTGATGATTAGTTTTTTCATGTTTAAAGTCCTGATTTTGCGTACCAATATTGGCGTAAAGCATCGAACATAGCCCATCCACGCTCGATTTCATTTGGTTGCCACTCGATGATCTTCACGAGACCGGGTCGGGTGACAGACACAAATACGTTTGCGCATCTCGCATTTGGCATATGGATCCCCATCCGATACGCCGCAAGTTGCATCACATTCTCTTCAAACCCTGTTACCTGATCAGGGTCAGTGAACTCCTTCGTCTTGAAGTCAATCACTATCCCCTCCCCATCTAGGCTGTGCAGGTCAATCTTTCCTCCAAACCCTAGTCTGTTAGCGAAGGACTTCTCCACGCTCCACTCAGGTTCTCCAAAGTGCTCCTTAATTGCTTCCGCTACCCCGAGCTGGTACTCTGCTTGGTCAGCAAGCATTACCCCTTCGTACCATGATTCAAGGGCGGTGTGGACGGCTGTACCACGCTCTGCCGCCATCTTGGCGTGTTCCTTGGAGTCTTTCACAACTCGCTGGATAAACGCCTCTTCAGGCTCATTTTCTGACCTTGGGAGGGTCATACAGGCAAGCATCATCTGATTGAGCTTCCAAGCCTCTAGGGAGGGCTTAGCGGCGCAATTCATAATGGTGGTCACCGAGGGAACCAAATCTAGTTTGCGTGCGTCTGCGAGGGTTGTGTTGCGTTGGTTACCGTTCTTTGCGGTGACGGTGTATTGCGGGATGCCCGCTTTGGTGTACCAGTGTTGGGACTCAGATGCCCTTACTACGATAGTCATGTGTGTCCTTAGAATATTTTGAATTTAGGGGCGCAGGTCACATCAAACACGATGTCTGAGGAGTAACCATTGATCTTGCGCTTGGTGGTCATTACGACCGCACGTAGACCGCCTGCTTCACATTCCTGTATAGCCATGATGACCTCATTCCTGCTCATGCCCTGAACATCTTTGTCCACAATGAGGGACTGATGAGGAGGGGTTGGGGAAGTTGGGTTTGTATTGCTACACCCTACGAGGGCTAGAAGCCCGATTGCCACGATATATTTCATATGTTTCTCCTAGAAAAGTGATTTTTGTTTGTTTCTTGGGTTTATCTTTCTAAACTCAAAGAAGTCTTGGGCGCTAGGTACAGCTAGTACATAGAGACGCCCGAGGTACGGTACACAGTGGTCATTGATCTTCCATGTACTGTTCTTCTCGCTGACTGCGGAGTGGTGGCGAAGGTACTCAACGATGGTTCTCGCTGAGTAGTGCTTACGCCCTGCACTCCTCACCCGATCAGCCTCCTTGTGGAAGGCTAACCAGATGTGCTTGTTTTCTCGAATCCAATCGCAAAACTCGTCAGAGAAGTGGTCAGGATTCATGTCGACTAGCTTTAGTACATCCATGATCAGAATGGGCGGTCGTCTTCCATGTCATCAAAAGCGCCAGCAGGTTCTGACCTAACTTGACCGCCTTGACGTCCCTGAACTGCCTTCCACTCTGGAGACTTCTCGATAGTCTCTTTGAGGTACTTACCAAAGGTCTCAAACATATCCATGTCAGGATCACTGATCATAAAAATGCCACACTGGTTGTGTCCTTTGGGCAAGGAGTTCTTTAAAGCGGCTACAACAGGGGTAATTCCAACCACGTTGGCGTAAACACCAGAACCTGTTTTCTTAGCCTTGTGAGCGACATTTAACATGCACCACTTGTCTAGGATGGACTTGATGTCAAAGCGCTTTTGCTCTTCTTCTGTGAAGGCTTTACCGCGCCATGCTTGTAGGTCTTTGCGTAGGGTTCCCTTGTCGTTCCAAGTCATGTTGTAGTCCTTGGTGACGATCATTGGCTCGCCTTTGCCAGTAACGATGGGGTTGCCGTCGTCGTCATTGCCATGGATTTCCCAGACAATTTTTAGCTGGCGCTTGAAGTCGCGCTTACCTTCGTAGTTAGTTTCCTGCGTACCTAAGTCAATGACTCGGTAGCAACGTGCCAAATGTAGACCTGCGGGAACTGGTGTGAATGTTGTTCCTGTATCTTCAACGTAAAAGCTCATGTTTCTCTCCAAAAATTTGTTTAAAAGATTGTTGTAAATGGGTTGGTATCTGTTTGTTTTCCTGTTCTATCCTCCAAAGTTGATATTCCTCTTGTTCTTTTTCGTCTCTCTTCCACTCTTCGTACTCGGTGCTATCTTTCATTCTCATTTCTTACCTTTCTTTATATTGAACAACAAGTCTCCAGCGTTATCTGGGAAGCTTGCTCCACGACTAGCTATGTTGTTGATGTCAATCACTTCGTGTAGACCTTCTGCTGATCCTATGAAGTAACCAATGTCTCCTTGATCTGACTTAGATCGAACGATGCCTATGGTTCCTTTTTCTCCAACAAACCACAATGCTTTTAATGGTGTCATATGTTCTTTGCCTTAATAGTTGAGTCAGCCATCAATACAGCCCATTCCGTTGACTGTGCGTTGGCAACAATTAACTTAACTTCATCTGATGTCAGAGATTTAAAGTTCTTGCTTATGGTGGGTGATGTCAGTGCAAGCAATACCTCATGGTTCTGCCTAACAATCTGTTCGTTAACCGCAAACATGCGTTGCAACAATTCCGTTGCTTGGTCTTGTGTCATGCCTCCCTCGCCTTCATCATTGCATTTGCTAATGCGTATGCGTCTTCAGCAATTACCATTGCGCAAGCATCGTCATAATCTGGCCTGCTATTCATTGATTGCATTGCTTTAGCGGCAAAGTAATCACGCAAGGTCATGCCATAACCAACAGACATTGATTGACTATCAATAGCGCCATTTAAAGAATATATGCTTCTTGGAAATGCTGGTGTGTTGTTCATGGCATGTACGTCCAAGTGATGGTGAAGATAGATGTGAAGACAAGCCCCATACCACCAACAAACATAGTGCAGGCAATAATGTCAAAGGGGTTGTAGATGCGGCGACGAGGGTCACCAAACCAGTTGCCAATACAAAAGCCAACCATGGCTAGCAATACCCCAGATGTGAACATCATGCTACTTCCCTCACCTTCCAGTAAGTAGTGAACATGATTGCTATCAGGAAGCAGGCATAGCCCATAAAACGAGCTATACGGCGTGGGGAATACTCACCCTCTATACCTAACAACACTGCCTGCCAGAACTCCTCTTCACGGCTCATCTCGCATGGTTTGACAGGGGTATAGTAGACGCCGATCAAAACACCTGTGCTGGTGATCAATGGGGTAGCGCCTTTGGGGATGATCGTTGTAGGCTGATCAAGCCGTTTAACAGACTTTACTTTCATTACTTTCCTTTGAAGACCGTCGTATCGACGTAAACGAATTAGACCACAATTTAATAAATTATTTAAATCTGGAGTAATTTACAGGGGTATTCTTAAATATTTTATTTATGTACAATGCAAATTCCAACACGCATGGGGATTGGCGTACAGTACTCCGACGGTTTGAATCCGTCCGAGGCTATCCTGCCAGTCAGTCCCCAGCCGTGTTGGTGGAATACTTGGTTCTGTGTACGGCACAGAATGAGGGTGGGCAGTACCCATCAAGAGATTCGGGAGATGAGCGCCCCGACTGCCAACAACCAACATGAGAAGAACAATGACGTTAGAAGAGTATTTCAAAACAGAACCTCATGGGTCACGTAAGGAGATGGCAGAGTTTCTTGGGATCACCCAAGTCTGGATGTCTCAGTTGATCTACGGGAAGGTGCAGGCTTCACCAAAGCTAGCACTGAAGATTGAAAAAGCTACACAAGGATTAGTCACCAAAGAAGAGTTGCGAGGAGACCTGTTTTTGGTGTAACATGGTTTGGAAGACGGCTAGGAGCGGATTGATCCCCGCCCCGAAAAGGGTTACACCTTCCCCTGCCCTATTCCTTCAAAGGTGTTTGAAAAAGGGTAAATCCATGCATTATTTTCAGTTTCACATTGGTGACTATAAGAGTCACACGCACCATCTTTCGCATATGGAAGATTTGGCATATCGCAGGCTTTTGGACTTCTACTACCTTCACGAACAGCCAATCAAACAACGAGACATTGCTCGTCAAATAGGCATGAGGGACAGCGAGCAAGATGTTCTAACAGTTCTCAATGAGTTCTTTTTGTCCACAGATGAGGGTTTTGTGAACCCCAGAGCAGACAAAGAAATCAAAGCTTTTCGTGAACATCAGGCAATTTCTGCATATGGTGCATTCATCAGGGACAACCAAGATTTAAAGAAATTTGTTGACAAAGATGAATTTATTAGTGCATATGCATTAAATAAACATGGGGACTACATCTCTAGATTACGTAAGGATCATGTCCCCATGATGGGTACATCATCTACCCATGATGCAACCAATACCCAATACCCAATACCCAATAACCAAGATAAGAAGATAGTCGCCACCAAGGTGGCTCGTCCCAAGTCTGTTGACCAACAGGTCTGGGATGACTGGTTGGCTATTCGGAGAGCAAAGAAGCTACCCCTTACGGAAACCGCTTGGAAACAGTTGATGGAGGAAATTGACAAGTCTGGATTTTCTGTTGACGTTGTTATCAAGGAGTGTTGCCTTCGTGGGTGGGGAGCATTTAAGGTAGCTTGGCTCAAAGACAACCCCATCTCAATCTCACCATCACAGGCGTTTGCTGGAGACATCTAATGCGCGGGCACACAGAGCTAATCGAGATGAGACTACAAGGTCTCAAGCCTGAACTCGTCTTCTTGGTCGACCGTCCCCTATCGACTAAGTGGCGCGAACCTACTGACTCCCCAGAGGTTTCTATCTACGACGACCGCCCAGAACGCGCTGATTTGCGTTTTCTTGTTGGTCTGAGGGTCAACATAGAGGCACGCACTTTGGAGCGCGCCAAGGGCTTTTTTGACGCATCCAAGCGTGCTGGCGCAGAGATCGTGGCATGTGGCTGGTCTGAGTCTCCCAAACGCAACTGGTTTCGCTTCTTTGACAAGCGGACTAACTTTGACAAAATTATTAAGGATGAATGGTATGCAAGTTAATTACGTTCCTGACGACATCGACTTTTCCGCCTACTTGGCGATGACTGAAGCTCAGTCCAAAGTCCGCCCTGCCAAAGAGTGGATCGAGGAGATCAAGGAAGACCTGATCGAAGCGCCTGCCAAAAAGAAGGTCTACCTTCCATGGGTCAAGACCCACCCATTGTTTGACTTCCGTGCAGGCGAGGTCACGCTCTGGTCAGGACAGAACGGTCACGGCAAGTCCATGCTGACAAGCCAGATTGCTCTAGCCCTCATCGGTCAAGACCAGAAGGTATGCATCGCTAGCTTTGAGATGAAGCCAGCTACCACCCTAAAGCGTATGGTGCGCCAGTACATCGGCATGAACCCATACCACGAGGCATTTGAGGGTGATGGAGGACGCCAGACACTGTTTGACCTGTATGACGAGTTCGGTGGCTGGATTGAGAAGTGGATGTGGTTTTATGACCAGCAAGGTAGCGCTGAGACCGAGACCGTCCTTGGCATGGTCAAGTATTGCGCAAGCGAGCTAGGCATCCAGCACATCTTCATTGACTCGCTGATGAAGTGCGTCAAGGGTGAGGATGACTACAACGGTCAGAAGTATTTTGTGGACACCATCACAGCGATAGCGCGTGACTTCGGAGTTCATATCCACCTAGTCCACCACCTGCGCAAGCCCAAGGACGAGAACGAAGTCCCTGACAAGCACGACAACAAAGGCTCAGGCTCTATCACTGACCAAGTCGACAACGTGATGATGGTGTGGAGAAACAAGCGCAAAGAAGACGACATCAAGCTCAAAGGCACGCACAGCAACCACAAGACAGAACCAGATGCGCGCCTGTTGTGCAGGAAGCAACGCAACGGAGACCATGAGCCAAGCATCGCTCTATGGTTCAACGCTGACTCGAATCAGTACCTTGGAAATGAGACTGACTCACCGATGAAGTTCTATTCGGAGTTCTGAGATGACCAAAGAATTGTTTGAAGACTTGGAGGAGTCCTTCCGTGAGGAATGGAAAAACATGCCTGAGTACGTACAGGAAGACCTAACGCCGTACCGCGTGATCAATGTGCGGTTTAGGAATGCTGAGGATGTGGCTGAGTTTGAGAAGCTGATGGCTCAACGCATCACCGAGAAACAAAAAACAATCTGGTTCCCCTACGCGGAGCCACGCAGAGCATCAATTTACAAGTACGTCGATGAATCCTAAATATCCAATCTATATCGTCTCTAAGGGACGTTGGGACTCACGTCTGACAAGCAAGGCGCTGGACAAGATGAGCGTGCCCTACTACATCGTAGTGGAGGAGCACGAGCGCGAGCTGTATGCGCAGGCAGTTGGAGCAGAGAAGGTGCTGGTGTTGCCCACAAAGTATTTGGACGAATACGAGACCTGCGACGAGCTGGGGGACAGCAAGGGAAGAGGCCCCGGGGCGGCAAGAAATTTCTGCTGGGATCACGCAGTGAGCTTGTGCCATGCTAGACACTGGGTCATGGACGACAACATCGCTAGCTTCAACCGCCTCAACCGCAACCTCATGTGCAAAGTCACCTCTGGCACTATCTTCCGCGTTGCTGAGGACTTTGCCGACCGCTACACCAACTGCGCTATTGCAGGCTTTAACTACGACTTCTTTGCCAAAGCCAAAGAGCAAATTCCTCCCTTTGTGCTCAACACCCGCATCTACTCCTGCCTGCTCATTGACAACAGCCTGCCCATCCGCTGGCGTGGACGCTACAACGAGGACACAGACCTATCTCTGCGCGTCCTGAAGGCTGGTCTATGTACTGTGCAGTTCAACGCATTCCTGCAAGAGAAATCAACCACCCAGAAGATGAAGGGCGGCAACACCGATGAGTTCTACGCCAAGGAGGGAACGCTTCCTAAGTCTCAGATGATTGAAGACCTGCACCCAGACGTAGCCAAGGTTGTTTGGAGATTTAATCGATGGCATCATCACGTTGACTACCGCGCATTCAAGAAAAACAAACTTCAAAGAGTTGAAGGGGTTCACATACCCAATCAAGTTAACAACTTTGGAATGAGACTGGTGTCCGCATGAGTCTTGAAGACGGATACAAAAGAATCGTCGAGCACTACGCCCAGATGGCTATGCACAAGGGATCAATCGATCACGCAAGGTACATGGTTATGGAGATGGAGAAGGACAAGTCAAAAGTATGGGTTGGCTTAGGAGCCGCGGTAAGAAAACGAATCAATGAACTGAAAGCAGAGAATGAAGATAGAACTTGACTTCCCACCAATGCAACTCTTCCCTAACAGGGCGGCAGGCAAGCATTGGGGGACGCTGTACCAAATTAAATCCGACTACAGGGAATCATCCACTTGGTTAGCCAAAAGCCAGCTCAAGGGATGGAAGCACGATGGAGGGGAGATACACCTCAAGCTCACCTACATCATGCCCGACAAAAGAATGCGCGACGCAGACAACTGCCTAGCCGCATCCAAAGCCGCGTTAGACGGCTTGTCAGACGCCTTAATGGTGAACGACAGACTATTCCAGCCTATCGAAATCCGTCGTGTGGTTGGAACCAAAGCAACTGCAAAACTAATCGTAGAAATTCAGGAGAACACATGAACCCGTCAAAATTTGTAAAGAACTCAAAAATCCATCAGGCACTGAATGTCCTCGCATTCATTCCCATGGGAGATATGGAACTAAAGAAGAAGATTGACTTCACGTCATCCATGCCACGCTTTCAAGAGCACATCATCATGCCCCTGACCAACGGTGGATATGTACACCGTGAGCAGTCGCACTACAAGATCACAGAGGCAGGCAAAGACTTGCTTGAGTATCTTGGTCACATCAAAATCAAACTCCCTGCATCAGCCAAGTTCGTCCCGTTTGGTAGCTATGACGGAGCAGACATACTCAAGCCCTCAGTGCGTGTCTCTGGTGACGACCACTTCAGATGCCCAAGCAGACGCGGTGACATGCTGTTTTACCGTGACGGACGAGTGGAGGCAGTATGAAAGACTACGACCCACAAGAAGCCGTCGACTATCTGATCGACAACTCAAGGCTGTACGCCCAAGCGGAAAGCCACAAGGTCTACATGGAGGAGTTGCGCAAGACCATCAAGGCTGAGTGCATGAAAGAGGCGGAGATGATTGGGCACAAGACCGCGGCGATGCAGGAGCGCGAAGCCTACGCCTCACCCAAGTACAAGGAGCACTTGTGGGCGCTGTCTGAGGCGGTACAGAGGCGAGAGGAGGCGCGCTGGATGATGATCGCCGCGCAGGAGCGCATCAACGTATGGCGCTCTCAGGAGGCATCTAACCGTAACATGGACAAGGTGATGATGTGATGGAAGAGCAACTCTTAAAAATCACAGGCGAGAAGTACGACAAAGCCATAGCAGGCATTGCTTCAGTCTGGCAAACAAATCAGCAGGTTGCTACGTTGATCTATGACGGTCACAAGCTCATAGAAATTTTTATGGAAGATGGCATGACAGAAGAGGAAGCCATAGAGTGGATCATCCATAACATCGAAGGCGCCTACGTCGGGATTACTACTCCAATCATCATGTGGGAGCACCATGAATAAAAGAAGTCCACGCAATCTAACCATTGATGAAATCTGGCCTCTCCTCGATCTCTTCTACAAAAGCGGGTTCACCAAGAAAGACATGAAGTTCTTTGTCGATACATGGTGGAAGATTGGCGACGCATTCGGAACAAAGTACAAATGAACAACACACTCACAACAAAAGAGCGCGCCTACGTAGGGCTAGTCAAGCTTCTGCCCTGCTCCGTCTGCGGGCAGGAGGGCCCGAGCGACGCGCACCACGTCAAGCAACACAGGCAATACACAGTGGTAGCTCTCTGTAAGTCCTGCCATCAGGGAAGCAAGATGGGTTGGCATGGTGAGAAGCGCGCATGGGCTATTGCAAAGATGGATGAAATTGATGCCCTCAACAAGACGGTGGAAAACGTCATCGACTACATCATGGCGGAAAGGTAACCAGTTGCCAGTTGGTTGCCGACGGTTCCATCATATTGAAAACAGAGGTATTCAAATGAGGGTAACGTATTAGGGTTTTCCTTAGAAAAATAGTTGTTGACGATGTTGAATCCTTAAATTTTCTCTTATAATTTCTCTTACCGCACCGATTCGCGGGAACGATAACCTAAAGGAAATATATGACAGATGTACAAGCAACTATCCAAGCCCTCGCAACAGTCGAGTCCATCACTAACGACATCGACACACTTGCTGTGTTGGATCGTCAGGTCAAAGACCTTACTGCACAGTGCAAGGTGCTCAAGGACGGCATCTCTAATACCTTTGGCGAAGGCAAGCATCGTGGCGAGAAGTACGGTGTTCGCGTCACCATTGAGAACCGCAAAGGTTCCATCGACCTCGAGGCTCTGTGCGCACACTTTGGCATCACTGCCGAGCAAGCTGAGCAGTTCCGTGGCGCATCTAGCGCTGTGATCAAAGTCTCCCCAACAGCATAAGGAGCGCGCCATGAGAAGAATCTACAAACTCAAAGAGCATTTAAAGAACCTAGAGGCAGAGGAGAAGCTCTGCTTCGCGGAGGGCGACTGGGAGCGCCTCGACCGTATCCGCCTAGCCATTGACGCTACCAACGAACAAATTGCTCAAGAGCAACCCACCACATGGCAACAAAACGCGCCATATAACGCCCAGTTCTTGGGTGCACAACCAGCTCGTGCTGGCGAAGATTATTAACAGGAGCCAACATGATTCGCTTCAGTAAAGAAAACCTAATCAACGCCTTGGAGAACCAAATCTTCAAGATGGAAACCATGTGGGGCTTTGTCTCCACTAACGGTACAAACCAAATCAAAGACAAATCAGACTTTGATCGCGCCGTAGCTTATGGCGAATACAACGCACTGTTGAACATTTACGAGTCTGTCAGAGACAACACATTTTTAAACTAACTCCTCAAAGGAACTAGCATGAACCACTTTCAAACCATGGACGAGATTGTCCAAACCTTCTTCAGCCACCCAGCTTTCAAGACTAAAGGCATCATCGCCTACTGCGACTACATCGCCAACTTGATCACCGCAAACCTCAAAGCCAACGACGAAGAGCGCCTGCTCTCGAGCGTGAGCAAACCAAAATATGACTTGACAGAAGATGGCTCCTTCAAGTCCACTAAGAAAACCATCGAGGTCGAAGACCGCTTTGGCAAGCAGTACCGCATAACCGTGGAGGAAATATGAAAACAGAAGAACTAACTGGATTTCAGATTTGCTGGTGTGCAATGATGGCGCTTGCTGTCCTTGCATTGATCCTTGACATAAACGTCTGGAGACCATGATGGATGCATACCTCAACAAAGACTACATCAGAGGCTTCGAGTCTGGGTGCGACTTTATCGTCCACGAGATTGAGAGGTATGCCAAGCACCACCACGTATTTTTGGGTGACTTACTCGCCCATTTGAAGGGCAAAAACACCGCCCACCCAGTTCAGGACGTCAGAAATGCCCCAGAAACTCGCCAAAACAGCTCAGGAAGCGCCCAATTGCGCTTCTGAAGGGGTAGAGCTGTACAAGGCAAAAATAATTGCCCTAGAGGCTCGTATTGAATCCCTGAAAGCTGAGAACAAGCAGTTCAAGGAAGTTATCAGACAGATGGATCGCCGAATAATGAAAGGAAAACTATGAACACGAAAGAGAGACTAGGGGTAGGAATTGGCATGGCTTTGCTGGGCGTGATGCTGATGAATGTGAGGGAGGCGTCGATCTCCACACTAGGTTCCATGCTGTTTGGCATGGGGATGGCGTTGTTTCTTACCAACATTAAGGAATAAGCCATGGGCTACAAGGAAGACCAAAAAGCAATATCAACTGGGGTGACCGACGGCACGATTAAATTCCGTGACGCATTTCCAAAGGACTACATCATGCCAGCCCACCGCAACGATGTGTTGGAAGAAGTGGCGCTGGAGTTCGAGAAGATGCTTGGGGACACGCCTGCAAGCTTCGCCGCCTACGTGCGAGGCATGAAGCGGTGAACTTAGACGAAGACTTTGAGCTGTGGTGGGAAGAGGAAGACAACATTTTCAGGAATGAAGAATTTAAAGAACAAATTAAAACAATCTACTCCGCAGGTCACAGAGCTGGTGGACTCAGACCTTGGTACAAGATCAACAAGGCGCAACTGAGTGTGTTGATGCAGACCATGCAAGGGGTAGAGGTGGTAGATACAACAAAGGGGGAGACATGAGACAAGCATTAGAACTGGCGCTTGAGGCGTTGCAAGTGGCGACAACACCGCTGGCAAAAGACAGACAAGAAGTTTTACGAGCCATCACCGCCATCAAAGAAGCCTTGGCACAACCAGAGCAACCAAAAGTTCGGACAGGTGACTGCTTGCTGGTAGGTGTGTGCGCTTCAGAAGGTCACAAGATTCAAGTAAAACAAGAGCCTTGGAGGGAATCTGCTTCAGACTACGAGCGTGGCGTGATTGACGGTAGGCAAATGCAAGCGCAGTCCAGCGTGGATAAGGCAGTCAATCGCATGGCACAGCCAGAGCAAGAGCCTGTGGCGACATTAGACGACCTTGAGCAAGAAATATACGAAAACACACGACAGTTTGTATCGCGTGATGTTATGGAATGGATGCTCAAGCGTTATTACACCACCCCACCACAGCGCAAGCCGCTGACGGATGAGGAGATAGGCGCAATCCTTGAAGGTGTTAACGCCTATGGCACACGGCTATATACATTTGCCCGAGCCATCGAAGCCGCCCACGGCATTAAGGAGTTGAAATGAAAGAAGCATTGAAGCTGGCGCTTGAGGCGTTGGACATGATGGTTGTGCCTAGAGGTTTTCAAGCACAAGTGCGCATCAAAGAAATCTATGACACCATCGAAGAAGCCTTGGCACAGCCAGAGCAATATACAACGGATGCCATGAAAGTGCGACAAGCAGTAGCGCAAGCATTGCATGATGATGTTTATGCCGAAGAATTGGAGCAACCTGAAGCAAAACAGTCTGGCACTATTTCTATAACCACGCCTGCGCCCATTGCATACCTTTGTGAAAATGCAACAGGTCACAAATACTTTAGATGGAAGAAGCCATCAAGTGTATATAAACCAATTCCTCTCTACACCACCCCACCACAGCGCAAATGGGTTGGGCTGACTGATGAAGAGATTGCAGATTGCGCTGAAAAAATGGAAGCATCAGACCCGACCGATAGTTTTTGGCGTGAATTTTTCAGAGGCATTGAAGCCAAACTCAAGGAGAAGAACAATGGCTAGTGCAACCTTTGAAGATCATCCAACAGACCCTGATAAGGTTATCTTGCGTAAGCCAAGACATGAAGATGACGATGACATTCAAGCCTATGTAAAGCCTTGGGTTGGGTTGACGGAGAAAGAGGTTGAAGACTACTGGGACTGGGAGGATTTTCAGTGTGGATGTGGCAGAGGCACGTTACTTGAAATGGTTAGAAACATTGAAGCCAAACTGAAAGAAAAAAATGCGTAGACCTTACGGCAAAATAAACAAGGGGCAGACCATACCCTACGGCAGTATGGTAAATGCGGGCTATGAATTGCGTAAAGCGTATTACTACGGCGGGTATAAACACGACGATGAGTTTCCTGAGTTGCCATGCCCACCACAGCCCACAGAATATGTATGCCCCGAAGAAGAGTTGTACAGGAAAGAAGTCTCAGCGTTTGTGAAAGAAATACTAGACGTACTGACACGCAGAGAATCTAAAGTTTTGCGCTACAGATTTGGTATTGGTCTGGGTAGTGACTCTACGCTTGAGGAAATTGCGGAGATGTATGACTTAACACAAGAGCGTATTCGCCAGATTCAGATGAAAGCAATACGCAAATTGAAAAACCCCGAACTAAAACTTGCAGAAGTTTTTTGGCCCGAAGACTTATACCAACCAACCAACAGAAGGAGAAGAACCCATGACTAAACGAGAAACCATAGTAACTTTTATCAAAGATATGTTACGCCCACGCACGATGCAAGAACTCATTGACATTGAGATGCGTGACGCATTCCTATCGAAGATGCAAGCAGAGAAGTCACTTGAGTACGCAACAAGTGTTGTCGAGTACAACCGCCAGCGTATACGTCGCCTCGAAGAAAGGCTTAAAGAACTAGGAGACAAAGATGCTTGAAACTATTGCATGGGTAGTCTTATTGATGTGCCTTGGTGGAGTGGTGGTAGTGACGGTTGCCGTGGCAATTTTTATGTTGAGTTCGGAGGACTAGATGAAAGAACATGAAATGATTTCCGCGATTACCTTGCGTGATTACTTTGCGGCTCAGGCTATGCAAGTGGTTATGCCATCCGTTATTGCTGAACTTCAACGCAAATCTTATTCAGATGAAAAAACAAAACTATTAAAAAACACATCTGCTGAAGCCTGTTATGGCATGGCAGACGCAATGATGAAAGCGAGAGAGGAATGAAATGCCCCACATGTGGTGCGTGGTCGCTTGTAAAACAAACAAAAAAATCACCCACATTTGGGTATACCAGACGGAGAGAATGTGCCAACGAACATAGATTCACCACCCAAGAAGTCGTTATCCCGCAAGAAGCCATTGACGAAGAACGCCGACTTAATCTTGAAAATAACCAGAAACAACTGGAATCCATTCGAGCGAGTCGACCCCCGCGTGTTAGAAAAAGTAATGCGCGAATCTACTAAACAACGAATCATCAACCTAGAGGAAGCCTTACTATGAAACAACTTGAAATGTTCCCCGAAACCCTGATTGACCAACAGTTCAACGGCACGCGTGCTGACGACATACAGGTCAGCGGTAACCACTACAAAGATATGCCCGTGCAACCTTGGGCTGTCATGCAAGCGGTGCTAACCCGCGACGAATTCCTTGGCTTCTTGAAAGGTAACATCATCAAGTACAGCATGCGTGCGGGTCGCAAAGATGGTAGTGACGATGCTGGCAAGGCTAGGCACTATATGCAAAAACTTGACGAGGAAATTGCGTATGGCCCAGACGCCTGAAGTTAAGGTCAAGCACGCGGTACGCACCATACTCGATGAGCATGGTGTCTATTACTTCTGCCCGCCCGCCAACGGCTACGGCAGACAAGGCATACCCGACATCATCTGCTGTCTTGATGGGCACTTCATAGCCATCGAGTGCAAAGCGGGTAAGGGTGTAACGACAGTCTTGCAAGAGCGCGAGATTGCCAAGATACGCAAGGCACACGGCACAGCGTGGGTCATCAACGAAACAAACGTAGGCCAGTTGAAAGAATGGCTGATGAAAATAGAGGATTTATATGCCCAAAAACTTTAGTGACTACACCAACTTGGTGCTAGACCGCATGGCTTCAAACCCAGAAGAGTTCATGCACCACAGCCCCAAGTCTAGATGGAACACGCTGATTGAAAACTTGCAAGATGTTGCACGCAATCCCACAGAAAATTTTGCGCGGTCACTCTGGGCACTACCCAAAGAAGAAATTGATGCGCTAGTTGAAGCGTACCGACACATCTACCTTAAAGATATGCACAAACATATGTTGCACCAAATCCTTTCTGGTTCAGATGTAACCGCTGAGAAACAGATGCTAGGAACAGCAATAGGCGCGAAAAACCTTATATACAAAGCCAAAGACCGCTACTCAACAGGGTGGGCAGACCCAGCGTTGTTTACACAAGCACAAGTAGGTAATGGTGGAATAGTTAGCGCCACTACCACCAACCCGTGGGCAAACGAAGAATACGAAAAAGGACAGACAGTAAATGACTCACCTAATCACAATAGATTTTGAAACTTACTACGACCAAGACTACAGCCTTAGCAAGATAAGTACCGAAGAGTATGTGCGGGCTGGCTTGTTTCAGACGATTGGTTTTTCTTACAAGGTAGACGACGCGCCCCCCGTGTGGGTGTCAGGTGGTGAACTGCGGGTAACCACAGCCCTTGACCGACTGCCTTGGGCAGACTCACTTGTACTGGCACACAACACCATGTTCGATGGGGCTATCTTGTCATGGCGGTACGGCATCAAACCTATGGGCTGGCTCGACACGCAGTCGATGGCGCGTGCCTTGCATGGCGTAGAACAAAGCGTATCTCTCAAGAACATTGCCGTTCAATATGGCGTGGGGCATAAGGGCACTGAGGTGGACGATGCCAAGGGTAAACGCTTGGTGCAGTTCACCCCGCGTGAACTCGACCAGTACGGCGAGTACTGCAAGAACGATGTGCAGTTAACCTACGACATCTTTAACAAAATGATGGGCAAGTTTCCCAAGTCGGAACTAAAGCTGATTGACCTGACCCTACGCATGTTCATCGACCCAGTACTGCGCCTTGATAGCGTGCTGTTAGAGCAACACCTTGCTGAGACTGTCGGGCAAAAGACCAACCACTTGGTCAACGCCCTGCAAGCCGTAGGCCACAAAGACTTAGCCGTCAAACACATACTGGGTGACGAAGAGGTAAAGGCAGAAGTACGCAAGACGTTAATGAGCAACCCCAAGTTTGCCAAGATGCTTGAGTCTATAGGCGTGTCACCCCCCGTCAAGATAAGCATGACCACAGGCAAAGAGACATTTGCGTTTGCCAAGACAGATGCTGCCCTACAAGATTTGCTAGAACATGAAGACAAACGGGTGCAAGCGTTGGTCGCGGCTAGGCTGGGTACTAAGTCAACGATTGAGGAAACTCGCACCCAACGATTCATCGACATCGGCAAGCGAGGGTTATTCCCAGTACCGTTGAAGTACTACGCCGCCCACACAGGGCGATGGGGCGGTACGGATTCTGTAAACCTACAGAACTTACCCCGCCAAAAGCAAGACGAACCGCCACCCAAACTCAAGCAAGCCATCCTTGCCCCAGAGGGTTATGTGTTTATCGATGCTGACTCATCACAAATTGAAGCCCGCACCTTGGCGTGGGAATCCGAGCAAGACGATTTAGTGGAGGCATTTGCAAATGGCGAGGACGTATACAAAATCATGGCATCTGTTATCTACAACCAGTCGGTTGATAAGATTAGCAAAGACGAGCGGTTCGTTGGTAAGACAACGATTCTCGGCGCGGGGTACGGCATGGGTGGCCCGAAGTTTCAACTACAACTCAAAACACTTGGCACGGAGATTGAAGCTGATGAGGCGAAACGTATTATTGATACTTACCGCCAGACGTACCCCAAGATACCGCAACTTTGGCGCGAATCCCAAGAAGCCCTGAGATGCATGGCGCGTGGGCAGACGATGAACTTGGGTCGCAACGGCTTGCTGACTGTAGACGCTGGTCCGAGTGGTGGGCGCATCCGCTTACCCAACGGGTTGTATGTGTTCTATAGCGGGCTAGTCGAGGTTGTGGATGGTGAGGGTAAACGCCAATTCCAGTACACCACCCGTAAGGGCACCAATAAAATTTATGGTGGAAAGGTCGTAGAGAACTTCACACAGGCAATCGCTCGGTGTATCATTGGTGAACAAATGTTACGAATTGCCAAGCGGTACAAGGTTGTACTTACAGTACACGATGCTATCGGTATTGTCGCTCGGCAAGAAGAAGCAGATGAGGCACGAGCCTATGTGGAATCCTGCATGCGTTGGACACCATCATGGGCCGAAGGGTTACCAGTCAACTGCGAAAGCGGGATGGGGATGTCATACGGTGATTGCTAATAAGATTCCAGCATGGTCGTTTTCTAGTCTGAAAACTTTTACAACCTGTCCAAAGAAGTATTACCACACCAAGGTAATCAAGGATGTGAAAGAGCCAGAGGGCGAAGCCGCCATGTATGGCAAGGAAGCACATACAGCCGCTGAGTTGTATATCCGTGACGATGTACCCATACCTGCAAAGTTCGACTTCATGCAAGAACCGCTTGAGTCTTTGAAGCGTATCTCTGGCACCAAGTATTGCGAAATCAAAATGGCTTTGACCGAATCGTTAGAGCCGTGCGACTTCTTCTCACCCGACTGCTGGTTTCGTGGCGTAGCCGACTTGCTTATCGTGGACGAGGAGAAGGGCGAAGCGCGGGTCGTGGACTACAAACTTGGCAAGAGCCGTTACGCTGACGTTGGTCAGTTGGAACTCATGGCGTTGGCTGTGTTCAAGATGTTTCCCAAGGTGACCAAGGTCAAGGGCGGGTTGTTGTTTCTGACTGAGGGCAAGTTTGTGCCATCTGTTTACGAAGCCCAACAACAGCACCGCTACTGGGGCAACTGGATGCCCACCATCACCATGCTAGAAGGCGCATATAGTTCGGGCGTTTGGAATGCGAAGCCCAATGGTTTATGCAAGAATTACTGCTGGGTGAGCGAGTGCGCTCACTGTGGAAGGAAATAAATGCCATACGTAAACAAGCCCCGCCCCTACAAGAAAGAATACAAACAGCAGTTGGAGAGGGGCGAAGCCCCCGCAAGACGCAAGCGTGAGAACGCCCGTGACTTGTACGACCGCGAAGGTATAGACCGCAAGGGTAAAGACATCGACCACAAGGTGCCACTCAGCAAGGGTGGTAGCGCAGGCAAGTCCAACTTGCAGTTGAAGTCAGCATCCGCCAATCGTTCGTTCAGTCGTAACAGTGACCATACTGTGAAGGTGAACAAACCCAAGAAAAAATAATGCGTAGTCTGTAAGGTGCGAGTGAGACTGCGGGGGCGCTTTTTTAAAGTTTGATACCCGTTAACCACACCAGCTAAAGCCTATTCACCCTTTCCGAAATCAGAGTAGGTGATTTAGTCGATTGGTACCCGTAAGGTACCACCATCACGCATGGGGATTGATGAGAGTGCCAGCAAAGTTCGGTTTGGCTGGTCGGACGAGGGAGTAATAACCTCTATAAGCCGGGGGGACAGGGAATAAACGCCCTGCCACAGTGGTTCGAATCCACCTATCAGTCCCCAGCCGTGTTGGTGACGAAAGTCTGAGGCAATATAAGTTACCTAAGTAATCGCCAAGGTAACACCAACAACCTTCAAACGACATTCGCGTTTGGAGCGATTTGCTATTGGAGAAGACATGGAAATCATTGAAGGCAAAGCATTAAAACTAAAACTACGTAACCCACACAAGGTGTTAAACGTAATCCCGAAGAGCGCATTGCTAGAGGAAGGTGACGTAAGTACTGTCATGGTGCATTGGGGTTTGGAAGAAGCACAGGTACTTAAAAACTTACGTATCAAGAACGTGCCATCCCCCATCGTGGCTAGGTACAAGTGGCCCGGTATCTACCAACCATTCACCCATCAGAAACAAACTGCCGCGTTCTTCACCATGCACCGCAGAGCATTTTGTTTTAACGAGCCGGGCACAGGCAAGACGCTATCCGTTACATGGGCTTGCGACTACCTGATGAACACCAAGCACATCAAGCGTGTGCTAGTCATCTGCCCACTATCTATCATGCAAGCCGCATGGCAGAACGACATCTTCAAAGGGGCGATGCACCGCAAGGTAGGCATAGCCTACGGCAGTAAAGAAAAGCGTAAGCAAGTCATCAACTCAGATGCTGAGTTCGTCATCATTAACTTTGATGGTGTAGCTGTGGTTGAAGACGACATAGCAAACGCAGGCTTTGACATGATTGTGATTGACGAAGCCAATGCCTATAAGACAGCGACCACAACCCGTTGGAAAGTGTTGAACCGCATATTGAAACCACACATGTGGTTGTGGATGTTGACGGGTACGCCCGCTTCGCAGTCGCCCCTTGATGCGTACGGCCTAGCCAAGTTAGTTAGCCCATCTACTACACCCCGTAGTTTCACTATGTATCGCGACCAAGTGATGCATAAGATTACCCAGTTCAAGTGGGTGCCCAAGGTAGACGCAGAGCAGGTGGTTAACTCACTGCTACAGCCCGCTATACGCTTTACCAAAGACCAATGCCTTGACTTGCCAGACATGTTGTACACCGAGCGAGAAGTACCACTTACCCCACAGCAGACCAAGTACTACGACAAGTTACGCAAGGTCATGGCGGTGCAAGCGGCAGGTGAAGAAATCACGGCAGTCAACGCGGCGGCTAAGTTAAACAAACTCTTACAGATTTCTTGCGGTGCTGTGTACACAGACAATGATGAAGTGGTGTCGTTCGATGCCAGCAATCGCATCGAGGTGTTGAAAGAAGTAATCGATGAATCCACAAAGAAGGTACTTGTGTTTGTGCCGTTCAGACATTCGATTGAACTTTTGTATGACAACCTACGCAAAGATAACTACACAGTAGAAGTCATCCACGGGGGCGTACCCGCAGGCAGGCGCACCGACATCTTCAAACGATTTCAAGAAGACGCTGACCCACGGGTGCTTGTCATACAGCCCCAAGCAGCGTCACACGGTGTCACCTTGCACGCCGCGAATACCGTAGTGTGGTGGTCGCCTATCACTTCCTACGAAACATACGCTCAAGCAAATGCCCGCATCCACCGTGCAGGCCAGACAAACAAATGCTTGGTTGTAAAACTAATGGGTAGTCCAGTAGAAGCTAAGTTGTACAAAGCCCTTGATAGTAAAGAGCAAGCACAATTTAATTTAATGGAACTTTATAAAGACGAACTAGAAAGGACTTGACAAAGTAAAGTTGTGATGTATGATTAACCAAAAAACAGTGAAAGGAAAGACATGGATATAACCGCAGACAAACTCGTACGGGCTTACATCAAGATGCGTGATAAGCGTGCCGAAATTAAAGCCGCATACGAAGCAGAAGACAATGAAATAAAAGAACAGATGGAGATGGTTGAATCTAACCTACTCGAAATCTGCAAGACGACTGGTGCTGAAAGCATCAAGACCGCGCACGGCACAGCCATTCGTTCAATGAGTACCCGCTATTGGACAGGTGACTGGGGTTCTATGCACAAGTTCATTCGTGACCACGATGCGCTTGACCTTGTTGAGAGACGCATATCGCAACTCAGCATGAAAAACTTCCTACGTGAAAACCCAGACCTCTTACCACCGGGTCTGAACGTAGATAACAAATACACAGTAACTGTAAGGAGAGCCTAATTGGAAACTGCACTCACGTTGGCGCAGGTGGCAAAGCTATTGCAAGTCGCCCCGTCAACCATCCACGCTTTGATTCGGGAGAAAGACCCAGCCAAGCGTATCCCGTATGTTCGCGTTGGTAAGAGTTATCGATTCTTTGCCAGCGAACTTTCTCGCCACTTCAACATGAACATTGACATTCTCAAGGAGCCAACAAATGTCTGAACTCACTCTGTTTTCCCAAGGCGGTAACGCCCTCCCAGCCCACTTCCAAAACTTGGAACTCGATGCAACAACTAAAGCCCTGATGGGTGGCGGTGGTAGCGGTAAGCGTGTGTCTATCCGTGGCGGTGTATTCCGCATGATTGTTGGTGGCAAAGAAGTCGCACAAAATGACGACCGCGCCATGAACGTAGTTGTGGTTCGCTCTGCTGAGAAGACCTCACGCAGTTACTACTCTGGTACTTACACAGAAGGTCAGAACTCTGCGCCTGTGTGTTGGTCTAACGATGGTGTTGCACCTGACAAGTCTTCAAAGAACCCGCAGTCTACTAACTGCCAGAACTGCCAACAGAACATCAAAGGTTCTGGTCAAGGCGACAGCCGTGCTTGCCGCTTCAGCCACCGCGTAGCGTTGGTATTGGAGAACAACATCGAAGGTGATGTGTACCAACTCACCTTGCCAGCCCAGTCAATCTTTGGCACAGGCGACAACGGCAAGATGCCACTACAGCAGTACGCCAAGTTCTTGGGTGGACATGGTATCCCTGTGACTGCGGTTGTGACAGAGATGCGCTTCGATACAGCAAGTGCCACACCGAAGTTGACGTTCAAGGCCGTGCGCCCACTGAGCGTTGAAGAGATGGCTACTGCCAAGTCCCAAGGTCAATCGCCTGATGCGTTGAACGCAGTTGTTATGACTGTTGCTCAAGTGGATGGCACTGATGAGTCCAAGCCAGCGTTGCCCGCTACCTTTGCCAAGCCTGCTGTTGCAGTGGCAGAGCCTGTTAAAGAGCCAACGAAAGTTGCCACCAAGAAAGTTGAGACTAAGAGCGTTGCTAGTGTTCTCGACCAATGGGCTGATGACGACATCGCTGAGTAAATTTATGGGGGCTTCGGCCCCCAACTACAAGGAATCATATGATTGGCTATTCACTATCAACAGTTCATAAGAACAAACAAGCAGACATAAAGAAGTCTGGCGTGCGTATCGGGCGCAAATGCATCAAACTTGGTATCCCAGTATCAACGATTGCAAAAGTAGCAGGGGTAAGTACGGTGGCGGTGTACGGCTGGTTTGCGGGAGACTTCAACCCCAAACAAAAAATCGCCGACAAGGTATTTGCTTACCTTGAAAAGCAGTAACCTATACACCCTTCAAAAGTCGAGCCTTCATTGGCTCAAGATAAACACCCCCTGCGAAAACCCAAGCCATGACAAAAACAGAATTTCTAACCGCAGTGCTTGCCAATACAGGCACATACTGCGCAGTTGGAATAATGCACGGCAAGATTCGCACACGGTTTGCAAATGACATTCCCACACTCGTTGCAGAGATTGAAACTATCCATAGTGCTGGCGCAGACGCATACTTCGCGATGTCGTCATTCGACCCAGCAATCAACCCACCACGTAGGTTGGCGGCAAACGTATCATTCATCAAGTCGTTCTGGCTTGACATAGATTGCGGACCCACCAAACCCTACGCCACGCGGGTCGATGCGCTAGCGGCACTCGGTCAGTTCTGCGCTGACCTCAATCTCCCACAACCTATCTGCATTAACTCTGGCACCGGACTACATACGTACTGGGTGCTAGACGAAGCGATACCGAAAGACATTTGGATTCCCGTAGCGAAACGCCTAAAAGAAGTTTGCCTAGAAAAGCAACTGCACGTCGACTCAGCATGCACCACAGATTCCGCCCGTATTCTGCGCGTGCCTGACACCACACACTTTAAAGACCCAACCAACCCGTTGCCTGTCGAGTACATCGCTGGTGATGGCAAGGTTGATTTGATAGAGTTCGCAAAAGCCTTGGGTGCGACAACCACCCAATCTGCTGACGCGCTACCCTTTGAGGTACCAGAACACTTAAAGGCCGAGGGGCTAGACGAGACTAGCAAAAGCCTGATTGGTAAGAACCACACCTTTCGCTTTCAGAAAATCATCGCCCTCAAAGCAGAGGGTTGCCCGCAACTCAACCGCATACTAGAAGACCAAACCAACATAGAAGAACCCTTGTGGCGTGCGGGCTTATCGGTTGCACAGCATTGCGTTGACCGCGACTCTGCCATACACGACATCTCCAACATGCACCCCGCATACGACAGGGGACAGACAGAGTACAAGGCGAGTCTGACCAAGGGTCCATACACCTGCGGTATGTTCGATACCTTACACCCCAACACTTGCGGGTCATGCAAGCACAAGGGTAAGTTTGGTTCGCCTATTGTGTTGGGAAAAGAAATTGAAGCGGCTACAGAAGCAGATAACAAAGTAGAACAAGTCAACGCAGAGACAAAAGAAAAGCGGGTGTATGACATACCCGCGTATCCCTTTCCCTTTTTTCGTGGCAAGTATGGTGGCATCTACCGCAAAGCTGATGCAGGCCAAGAAGACGGGCAAGACAAGTTAGTCTATGAGAACGATTTTTATGTGGTCAAGCGAATGTTTGACCCCGCTTTAGGAGAAGTGTTGTGGATGCGCTTGCATCTGCCAAGAGATGGAGTGAGGGAGTTTTCGATACCGCTTACAGCGGCACTCGCCAAAGACCGATTTCGCGATGCGATTGGTGAACATGGTGTAGTAGCCCTTGATAAAGGCGTAAACGAACTCATGTTTTATGTATCACGTTGGGTAAAGGAGTTACAAAATATGGAACAAGCAGAAAAAGTTAGAACACAATTTGGTTGGACAGACGAAAACACATTCGTCTTAGGTGATAGAGAAATCACCCCGACAGGGATTAAGTACAGCCCGCCATCAACTGCCATCTTGCAGACCTGTGGCTTACTGGGTAAGAAGGGTGACTTGGCAGAGTGGAAGTCAGTCGTTAACTTCTACGACAACCCCGGCATGGAAGCACAAGCGTTTGCTTTTCTATTGGGCTTTGGCACACCACTGCTGAAGTTCACCCAAGTGCGGGGCGGTATCGTCAACCTACTGAGTGGCAGTTCTGGTACAGGCAAGTCAACTGTGCAGATGGCAATCAACAGTATCTGGGGTGAGCCGTTTGACTTACTTCTACAAAATGACGATACATACAACTCAAAGATTTTCCGCTTTGGGGTGATGAACAACTTGCCTGTGACGATTGACGAAATCACAAACATGCGCGAAGACATCGTTTCGCAGTTGGCTTACGCTACAACCCAAGGGCGTGGCAAGAATCGCATGGAGTCACAAGTCAACGCAGAGCGTATCAACAACACAATGTGGCGACTGATAGCAATCACATCATCTAACGCCAGCCTGTACGACAAGCTGTATAGCCTAAAGGAATTCCCAGAGGGCGAGTTGATGCGTATCATTGAGTTGAAGATTGAGCGCGATGCCAACTTCTCTAAGGAATTTACTGACGCTTTGTTTGCCAAGTTGCACAAGAACTTTGGTCTGGCTGGTGAAATCTACATGAAGTATCTTGTAGAGAATCGCGCTGAAGCATTGGAAGTTCTGCACGATGTACAACTTAAACTGGATGCGGCGGCTGGCTTGGGTCAACGCGAACGCTTCTGGTCTAGCCTTGGTGCTGTTGCCATCACAGGCGGGTTTATCGCACAGCGTTTAGGCTTGATTGATATTGACGTTAAGCGCATCTTCAAGTGGCTCATAGCGTTCTTGCGTAAGGGCAGTACCGACATCAAGGCTATCCCAACAGACGGCATCTCTGCAATCGGTTCGTTCATCAACTCCAACATCCGTAGCATCTTGGTCGGTCACGACAAGACCGCAGACAACGGGCTACCCAAAGCGCCGTTGATGACCCCGATGAATGCGTTGATGATTCGATACGATATGGATACAAAGTGTCTGTACTTCGTACAACGTGCGTTTAAAGACTGGTGTTCAAAGAACCAAGTTAGTTACCACGAAACATTAAACGCGCTGAAGAACGATGGCGTACGCGTAGAGGTCGTGAAGAAACGTATGGCAAAAGGTCTGATGGTTGCAGCACCACCTGTAAACGCTATCCTGATAGACGACTCACTTAGCAGTGTGTTTGACGTAGATTCCATCATCGCTAAGACTACCGATGACGACAACCTCAAAGTCGCTTGAGGTTGAGGGCGTACAAGTAAACATAGAGTGGGGCAAGTTCATAACGGGCTCGTCCTTCTTTGTGCCTTGCCTAGACAACCGCGCTGTAGTTACTCACATCATCGTGGTAGCAAGGTCATTTGATATGAAGGTGCAGTGCAGGGCACGCGTCGAAAACGGCATGTGGGGTGTACGCGCTTGGAGAGTTGCGTGATAACATTTGCACGCGGCAAGCAGTTGCCGTTGTCTCTCCTTAACTGGATTACCCCCGACTAATCATCGGGGGTTTTTTTATTCCAAGTCTCGGACTAACTTTTGCAGTTCACGCACATAACCGACAGACTCGTTTTCATAGCCCCGCAGTTCGTCAATCATGTTGCGGCGTTCTTTGCCGTCTACACCAAGTTCATCGTCTGTACCGCGCTCAATCGCTGTACGCAGTCTACGTAATTCGCTAAGTTCTTTAAGCGACTTGTTTACTTGCGGTGCTATCGCAATCAGAGGTGCGTTCTCTTCGTAGAACTTCATCGCCTTCTCTGGGTCGTGCTTCAAGATTTCTTTGTATGTAGCATCTGCTTGTGATACGCGTTCACGCAAGTCATAGAACTCAGTCTTAGCCCGCCCACCAACTGTGTCGTAGGTAAAGATACTGCCAAACGGCATTTGGTAGATGGGTCGGTCAGGGCGCGTTGGGTTGAGCATAGCGTCTGTAGCCAGCAAGGTGGTTGACCCCGCCATACCGAACATACCCTTGAACAAGTTGTCTATCTTGATTGGCGATATGTTGGTTGCTTCGCCGATACCCTTCGCCAATTCCGAGGTGCTAGATGTAAACCGTTGACCCGGTTGCAAGCGTTGCATAGACGCAGACTCTAACTCGCGTTGCAAGAAGAACGAGTAGTTGGTCATGTTCTCCAAGATTGGGCGAACATAGGACGGCACCGTAGTGGGTGATGAGTACGCAGAGTACGCGGCTTTCATAACCCCAGACAATGCATCCATCGCGCTTTGTTCTTCGGGTGTACCCTGACGGCGGTAGTACTCAACAATACGCTCTGGGATAACCTTGTACATGAAACCCAATTCTTTGGGTGTCGGCAACTTGTAGCCGTTGGGTAGCAACCAATTGCTATCGCGTACATCGTCTGTAGCGTTCTTGTAGCCATCATCGTCACTCATCGCCATCGCGTAGGCAAAGCCGAATGCAGTCATCATGGCAACGCGACCCATAAACAAACGACGGGCGGCAGTGCGCTCTACGGCAGAAGAAGAGTCGATGCCCGATGCGGCACGATACAGCACATCCATACCTTGCGCGTAAGCGTTGAAGAACGGAATCACACGGGCAGCAACTCGCATCGAACCGCTAGAGCCACGGCGTTGGAAGTTAATTAACTCACGGGCACGGGTTTGTGCCAATACTTCATCACCATTTGATTCACGCATCGTCTCTTCATACACAGCCATACGCGCCGCAAGG